GGTTGGGACTTCTCCGTTAAGGAGTGGGAACTGCGTGAAGAAGGACATGCTAGGATTAGACTAGCTGGACAGGCTCATAATTCGCTGTATGCGAAAGTAGTCAATAACGCTGTTTACTGTGTTAGCAGGTCAGTTATCGCATTGTCTGATGGAAGTTTGTTTTATCAAACTATTCCGGGCATTATGAAAAGTGGCTGGCTTAACACCAGTAGTTCCAATTCTCGTATCATGGTACGCAGTGCATTTCACTGCGGCGTGACCGAGATTATGGCTCAAGGTGACGACCACGCTGCCGTTTCCAGCGAAGGCTACGTTGGTAAAATGCTAGAATTAGGGCATGTCATCCGTAAGGAAGATGTGTTATATGATTTTGCATTCTGCTCACACCAATATGGCCTAAACGGCACTTGCCACACTGACAATGTGTTGAAGATCACAGCAACACTTTTGTCTAAGGATGGCGACCTAGGCATGCGAGCAGAGTTATATAATGCCTGGGTGCGTGATATGGATATGCATCCACAATTCCATTACTGGGATGCCCTTGTTAGGGGTACCGGGTATTTGGAGTTGTAAGTCGATACCCAAAGGTTAAGTTGAAAAATTGGCTTCACAACCAAACCTAAACTAGTGAATTGGGTTGCATGGATTTAAATGCCCAAATCAGGTCTCCTGAGCTAAACAAAATGCCAAGAGACTGCACGGCGCAGATGTCCACAGACATCTCCATGTGATGCACAGTCCCAGTATCATTTCCTGGTATCCAATACAGAAATGCCAAAGAAAAACAATGCGAATTCCGTTAAGACGCTTCAAAAGCGCTTAGCGAAGTTGGAAGTAAAATCCAATCCAAACAACACGTCTCGGCGTCGCAAACAGCGAGCCGGGCCTATTAAAGGCAAAGGCGCTTATTCTTCAAGTGCCGCAGCAAACAATTCCTATATGTCGGGGAACAACTTTTCGTTGCTTTCCGGTGTCTGGAATGGTGCTGGTGCCTATAGTAGAAATCCTCCTTTGAGACAGAACACCCTCTTGACTGGAAATCAAGTACCGTATATGCATTCTAATGCAGAAACGGTTACTATGAGACATCGCGAATTTATTTGCGATATTAACTCCTCGTCAGCTTTTACCTCGGTTGATTATGCAATCAATCCTGGTTTGGCTTCGAGTTTTCCATATTTGTCCTCCATTGCTAACTCCTTTCAGGAGTATAACTTTGAGGGGCTTATTTATGAGTTTAAGTCTACTTCCGCAGACGCTCTCAATAGTACGAACACAGCCCTTGGAACCATTAACATGGTGGCTTCCTATAGATCTGATGCTCCTCTTCCTAGCAACAAGCTGGAGGTTCTGAACGAGATGTGGTCATGTTCTACGAAACCTTCAGAATCTATGTTTCTTCCTATAGAGTGTGCACCTGTTGAGAATCCATTAGCCGTACAATATATACGATCTGATGCATTATCAACAACTCAAGACCCTAAGTTTTATGACCTTGCTAGACTACAAATTTCCTCAGTAGGTTCCCAGGCGACCGCCGTCGTTGGTGAACTCTGGGCGACTTACGAAGTAACATTCCGTAAGCCGTCTTTGGCGTCTGCTTCAGGTCCATATGCTGCCAACACTGCTTCTTATGCTGCTTTGTTGGTGACAACCGTGGCTTTGCCACAGGGTGTCCAAGCATACAAAACGTCTTCCGGCATCACAATCTCAGTCTCAGGAGATGGCGCAGGAACAGGTAATTTAACCGTAGGTAATGTTACCTTCGGCGCACGATATTTAGTGACCTTTTATTGGGTCGCCGCTACTTCAGCAGCGGTTGGAGCTATGGTCAACACTTATGGATGCTCTTTTGCGAGTGCATTCCAGAATGGTGCCTCTTCATCCTCAAACTCTGGTGACACTACCACTAATGTCACCTACCAAAGAGTGGTTGAAGCTAATGTGGGTGGAACCTTTACGATGACTTGGAACGCCACCGTAGTAGGAGCTACCTCCCTAGATATCAAAGTGGCGCAAGTCACAGAAGAGTACTTGTAGAGTACCTTCAGGTTAAACTAAATAATGCTATGGAGCACGTAGCAACCTAAGTTAAGAACTCGTGCATTGATCAATTGTCAAAGTGGCAATTAATGAGAACCCAAACTCTGATCATCAAAATTGAGCAACCGTACTGAGTGAGC